GTTGCTTCGGAAGATTTGCGACCGAGCCAGAAACCTTTTTCGCAGACTCCTGCGCCATGCCTGCGGAAATCATGAGCGTCTCCGCCGCCTCGGCTGTAAGGTCGCCGGCGCGCAAATTTTCCAAGATTGAAAGGACGGCCGCAATCTGCGCACCGTTCAGCGGCACGAGTTCCGCCGACACGTCTGGGAATGACTCGACGCCCGAGATGACTGCGTCGTCTGGGATGCCGGTTGTCTCGGTTGCCGTGACGCTCGAAGCCTGCGCCTCGGCTGCGCTTGCGCCCACCGCGTCGCCTGCTGCGGCTGCGGCTGCTGGCGTGCTCGGGAGTGAGGTCGTCGTAAGGCGAATCGCCGTCTCCGGCACGCCGTATTTGACCGCGAGTTCCTTCACAAATCCGGCCTCGATTGCGATCTGTTCGAGCCGCGAGAAAGCGTCCGTGCCTTCCTCGGCTGCGATCTCTTGAAGCGACTTCGCGCCTTGGCGGTTCTCATTCATGTTCGCTGCGGACTCACGGCCAACGTCGATTGAGAGCTTCGCAGGGAAACGCCACTCGCCCTTGGTCGCTCGGCGCAGAGCTTGAACCATTGTCTCGCCCGCGAGAAGCGGAGGCGGAGGAATCTCGCCGCGTGCAATGGCGTCGAGAATCACGGCGTCCTTGATCGGGTCGAGAACCTTGTCGGTCAGCACGCCCTGCTTGTTCGTGAACACTCGATCAGCCGCCGCGAATTCTGCGCGGACGCTCGGCCCTTTGTATTCCTGCGTGCCGAACAGCACGCCCTCGGGAACGCCCACGCCCAGCGCGATCTCGTGCATGAGGTGCTGCACGAATCCGGTGAACGCCTGCGATGGACGCGACGGCATAACTTCCACGCGGTCGGAGTTCTGGAAATATCGAATCATGCCGACCTCGGTCAGCTCGTTCTTTTGCGTCTGACCGCTCGGCAATCCCATCGTGGGATTCGGCTGGAAAAGGTTGCGCGGGTTCGCGACGCCTCGGTCGTTGAAGATCAGCGCCGCCTGCTGCGACGAGAAACGCACGCCGGCCTTTTCCGCCTGCAAGATTTCGTGCAGCATCCGCGCCGTCTGAATCGCGCTGTGCAGGTCCGTCACGCCCCGATATTGATCGACGCGGAATGGGTCGAAGTAGTGGCAGAATTGATTCGCAGGAATGTCCTCGGCTCCGAAGTAAACGCCGTTCCGGTCCACGCGGAAAATCCGGTAAGCTACCGGCTGGCCAAAGTCGTTCGTTACGACGCCTTGAAAGTAATTGTTCGAGGCGACGGCTGACTCGTTTGGGTTGCCGATGCGCGTTGCCGGCACCAGTTGCAGTTTCAAACCCTCGCCGCTGCGCCGAATCACGAAACCGCAGTCGCCGTCAATCGGACGTTCCTCGGCCGCGAGCTGCACGAGTTTCTTGAAGCTGTGCCGGTTCGTGACGTCGCAGTTTTTGCACCACGCGTGGAAATAGTCGTCAATCACGCGGTTGTAATCGCGGTCTCCGGTCGTCGGTGAATACTCGTGCGGCGTCAGGTAAAGTCCAAACTTGCGCGAGATTTCCCGCGCCTCGGGAAAGTTGTCCACGAGGTCGCGAGCCTCATACATCATGACCACCCGGTCCCGCTGATTCTGCGAGCTCTCGGCTGGCTGCGTGTATTGCTTGGGAGAATACATCCGATTTGTCCGCGCCGCGTTATACTCGAAAAGCGACTTCGCGACGCGTGCCTCCAAACGCTTGAGCGCCCATGTCGGCGCGATGTTCTCAAGCGCACGATCTATCCAAGGTTTTTGCGCGACAAGTTTTGACGCGTCGAAGAAATCGGTGCTCATGTGATTAGTTGCCGGTGAAGCTGACGAAGGTCTGATCCGTTGACGTTCCGGCCGCGTCGGTCAATGCGTCCTGTAAGTTGCCAAGCATGTTGTTGAGCGCGTTCAGGTCTGCCCGGCTCACACTCTTCCCGTTGAGGCTGTAACTCTGGTTGAGCAGCACCGCCTGAATCGCGTCAATGGTCTTGGTCTTGAGCGCGGTCAGCGTCGCGGTGTCCAGTCCGAGAAATGGGTTGTCGAGCATACCACTGCTCGAAACGTCAAACCGGCCCTTCTTTAGTTTCCCCCTTTATTGCTGGGTGATAAAAGGGGAAGTAATTCTCAAACGCTTATCCCTAGGGAAACTCTGGAGTTTGTGGGTCATTGCCGCCTTTTCCCCACAAACTCAGTCCTTCGGCGGCGCGTAGCGGATCACGTTCGCAATCGTCGCCATGCAAAGCAGCATCGCACTCGTGTCCAAGCCGTGATTCGGAGCGTTGCTCTTCACCTCGCGCCACTCCCAAACGCCGGTGCGGATCTCGACTTTCGACTCGCCTTTGAGGTGTTCGAGGTAGAGCGGATTTACGTCCTTCGGAAGCAACCATTTCAAATCGCCCTTGGCTTCCAGCGCGTTCGCGAGCAGGTCCTTGAAATAGTCGCCGGACCAGTCGTAATAAAACACGTCTCCGCCCCGGTAGTCGCTCACTCGTGGCTCCGAGAACGGGAAGTTGATCAGCTTGTCGGTCGCCTCGTCCCTCATCGTCCACGTCTTTCGCGCGTAGCCTCGCATCCCTCGCCAGCCAAAGTCGGCGCAATCCCGGTCAACGTCGGCCGGCCGGTAGCCGCGATCTTGAGCAACGCACGCGTCTTGCACCTTGTAACGGTGCTGCAACTGCCGGAGTTGGTCCCGCGTCTCGACGCGCCCGAAATAGAGCTGCCGGTAGGTCGGACCGGTCGCCGAGCTGAACGCGCCGATCTCGACCCACCAGTGGTCCTGCTGTCGGTCAATTGCCATGAAGCGGATGACCTCGCCGTCAATCGCCTCGCCGTTGGAGAACTGCGCGACGCTGTAATCGGACGCCTGCACGAACAAATTGACCACCTTCTTCTCGACAATCCACGGCCGCGCCTCGCGCTTCGTGCGAAACTCGATCTTCATTTTGTCGTCACCCTGACGCACGAAATGGTTGTCCGCCTCGCAGAATTCTTCGACGAGTAGCCGCATCGGCCGGCTGACGAGCGACTCGACGCGGAAGCTCTGAATCTCCGCCGGCGCCGCCGGGTTCAGCGAAACGAACCGCCCGGCCCGCTTCCAGCCGGTCCGAGTCGTGTCGGTGTCCGGTGACTCGTGGCCGCAATGTGGGCAACGAAAGCGGCATGACTCGACGGCTCGCGCAACGTCCCACGTCTCGTCGTCGCGCCTCGCCGCTGCATCCCAGACCACGCCGCCGCGTAGCCCGGTTTCTTCGTTCTTGTCCAGCGCGAAGGCAAGCGGGTGAACCTTGTGGCACGCCGGACATTCGGTGCTCCATTCCTGCTGGGTGCCTTGTCGAAAACTCGTGTCCTCGACGTTCCCGGTTTCGAGGTCCATAATCGGCGCTTGCGAGGTGTTGTAAATCTTCGAGCGCCCGACCTCCTCGAAACGCGAGACGCGGGCGACGGCGTGGCCGTAAACCTCCTGCCACTTCGGAAGCCAAATCTCGTCGTTGATCTTGTAGCGGATGGACTGCGACTGCTGCGACGAAAGGTTCGCCGGGTTGAGGAGAAAGAAGAATCCGCCGAAGTAGATTTCCGTGGTCGTCCGGTGCGGTCCGACTCGCGGAAGCATCGCGGCGACCGGCTTGCACGATTCGAAGATCGGGTTCAGCCGTGACTTCGCGTGCCTATCGATCATCTCGTCGGTCTGCATCGTCCAGCTGATCGGCCCTGCGTCGTTGCAAATCAGCCACGGCACCCAGATGTCAGCGACGAGCGTGCCGCCGATCTGCACGGCCTTGCGGAAATGCACGCGGCGCACCAGCGGATTTTGGAGCGCATCGAAGATCGGAATCAGCCACGGCGAAATCTTGACGTTGAAGGGACCGGGCGTGGCGTAGCTTTCCGGTAGAATGATGTGCTTCCGCGCCCACTCGTAGATCGGCGAGCGGTCGGGCTGCGGAAGTCGCAGTTTGGTGAGGAGTGCGGAGGAGGCGGTCAAAGTTATTGGCCGACGTGCTCAGGACGCATATCAGCCT